CCAATCCAGAAGACCCTGAGAAAAATATCAAGCCAATACAATTTCAACAATTCAAAGCATTTGGCCATTTGTATTATATTGATGAAAATGGTGAAGTGCAGAAATATTTTTTAGAAGATGAGTGATTTTACCAAAACACCAGACGCAACAAATTATCGCCCAACACTTTTAATTAACCCGTTTCATCCTAACATAAAAAAAGTTGTAGAGGATGAGCAAGTTAAATATAAGGTAAGTTTTAATCAAGCCTATGTTTATGATCATGCGAATGGTATAATTTCTAATCCTATACGAATTGAGTATATGGACTTGGATACACAGTTAGATTCAGGTCAAAAATATTTATTTTATGTTGAGTTATATTTAGAAGATGGCAATGTGTCTTCTGCATATTTTCTCAATGAGTCTGGTGAAGAAGCAGAATTGCCAGCAAACACTGATGATATTAAATATTTTGAAGTGTGCAGAATGGACTTTGTTAGTTTAACTTCTTTAAAGCTAAGAGAAAATATACATTGGAGTGGTAGTGGTGGTGGCGGTGGTGCTGCATTTACTCACCCGTTCCGTTTGATCCGCGTTGATTCTACTACTTGGCGCATCGAGACAGAGGGTTCATCCATTATTAACGATGATGATGGAAGTTCTATACCAATTACAAATCTCGGCATTAACCGAACCAGTAATGGTTATGTTTATATTCAGTGTGAAATTACCAGTGGGCCTGTTCCATCAGGAGCAGCAACAGTAGTGGTATCTGCTACAGCTAAAGATGAAATTGAAGTTGCTGGTGGAGTGCAAACTTATGCTAATTTGTTGATCGGACAAGTTTATATAAACCTTGCTGGTAATGACATTGATATTTCACAAGCGTGGAACAATGCAGCCTTACTTTCACTAATGTTTGAATCTGGAGATTTGCGCTGGGCATTCCAAGCTCACCCGTCTCACGTTAATTCTTTAACTGCTGGCACATAATGGGAACCAGAATTGCATTCAGGCCAAGAGCTAGGGGTTGTGCTATCGCTGGTCTTGGAAGTCCTGCTGGGGCATCTGCATTAGAGCCTCGGATTAAATATGTAAAAGGGGTTACAAGCGGGACTCCAGCTTCGGATGAAGTGTTGTGTGGAGAAGGAACAGATTTTCCGATTATTCTCTCCATGTATGAACTGCAAGAATTTATTCACAGAGTTAAGATCGCTTGGGTTACTGCTGGGTCTTTTGATCATGAAGATGATGGGGCTGGGTATTCTACATACTTTAGTCACAACGCGCCTTCTGTAGCCCCAACCACCACTGAACTTACCGAAAATGTAGATACTGGAACTTTTCTTTTAGCTAAGAAGTTGGGTTATACCACTGAAGATACTACATCTGGAATTACTCTTGATAGATTGGATTCTACTTTTAAAGCTGAATATACTGTTACAGGGCTTGACGGTGACAGCGATTACTACGCTAGAGACATAGGTAATGATGAAAGAGGGATGTGGTCTTTTCCTGAAATTGCAGGGAACCACCCTAAAATAAACGAACCTTCAGAATTTAGGTGCGGCTTCAGCTATTACATGGGCAACTATTATGGGTTTGGTAATGGGGGGCAGACAACTGATACTTCAATTCCTTCTTCGTCATATGGATACACAGAAGTAAATGATCCACTAGGAACTACATATTTAGACTTAGATATAGAATGTATTGTCACTGGCCGAGTGGCTTATGTTAACACCGCTGGAGGTAACGGCCCCTTTGCTTCTGACGCAGTTTTTTATCCCGAATTATCTTTTAAGGTTTATGGCGTTTTGGATTATTTGGCCGTTGACGATATAGTTCTTTCAACCAAAATTGAGGATGCTGGTTTTTCTGATTCTGGCATTCAATTCACTTTACGCCTTGCTGGGCCTAACGATGTATCCTGCAAGTTGTATTCACCAATTCCTACACTTCCTCAAACAGTCACATATAGTGGTAATGATTGGGTTTTAGAGGCCCAAGAATGGTGGCCGTATGCCCACCGCAACGGAAACCCTGTTTGGAATACGGGGACAGGGGCTTGGGTTGCTCCGTAATTTCATTATTACTTTTATAAAAAGCTATAACAATTCCATTGGTTGACGATATTCCTTGTAAGGCAAAAAATAACATTCACAAGAATTCAAAACATCAACAATCTTAATCATTGTCATTAAGTCTTTGCGGTCTTTTCTTGTATAACCTTTGTATAAACAATCCTTTGCCTTGTTGACAGTATCATCTAAATTACATAAAGCAACACTTGTTTCATAAAGGTCTTTATTTTTGGCGCACAAAAACATGCCTCCCATATCAAAAGCAATCCATTCTGGCATTTCTTCTTTGTTGCACCATCCATTCTTTCCTTGAACATTTTTCAGTTCTAAAAGAATATTTCCTTCTTTTGTGCTATCCTTGAGTCCTTTTACATCATAGGTTTTGCCATCTACGACAAAATCAATATGCTTCATATCAGTGGCCGCGCCTGTTTTCTTGATATGTTTTTTAGCTGCTTTGCAACTATCATAAAATCGGCGCTCGCCGCTTTGTCCTGTTTGCTGCGACTTGTAAATATGTGCCGCTGACGACATGCCTTGTGCTTTACGAGAAATCATCGAAATACCCTCCTTGGAAAAATTTGTTAGTGTTATATGCCTTATCGTCAATTAAATAATCAAATGGCATTTTATCTAGACGAAGCTCTGTATATTTAGCTCCCCACTGTTCAAGTTGACTTTTTGTAAGTTCTGTATGGTCTTTACCAGAGTTTCCTCCACGCGCAGTCCAATAAATAATTTCTGCACCTTCATCGTGTAATTCATTGATGTATTCGATACGCTCTTTATACGGCTGTGCTTCTTCGTATTTGCCATCAGTCAGAGTGCAAATTGTGCCGTCAATGTCTACACAGATTCTTTTCATTTAATTTTGTCGATAATGTTTGTAGAACTGACGTTATCAAGTAATGGTAAAAATGTCAACCCAATATTCATCTTCTTTGCTATATTTGCCTCATATTGATTTAAACTTGGGCTTTTTTCATAATCGCCGCCTTTAAACCAAATGTCGGGCTGTATAATTTTTAAATACTTTCCTACTGTCTTTTCTGAGAAAACAAAAACATAATCCACGGCAGAATGACAAGCAACCATATAGGCTCTTTGTTGGTGAGGAATAATTGGGCGTGTTGGCCCTTTGTTTCCTCTGACGCTAGAATCACTGTTTACGCCCACAACCAGTTTACCTCCTGCACCAAGACTTTCCTTTGCTAAATTTAAAAGGCTGGCGTGTCCAGCATGAAAAAGATCGTAGCAACCATTGGTAAAACCAAGTCGCGTGTGAATACCAAAACCCCTCATGTCGTGAATTTGTTTAACTTCTTTTTGAAGGTTCTCGACTGAGAATATTTTTTTATGCTTTAGATTGTGCATACTCCTTTTTTACCCACAACAATACTACAGCATTTTTGAGCAAAGTCAATAGCCTTTTCAATATTCATTGTTGTTTTATATTCATATGCTAATGCAGCAAGAAATGTATCTCCTGCGCCAGATACATCAAACACTTGGTTTGCTTGACATGGATAAAGTTCTTCATTATACATGCAACCTTCTGCTCCCATTGTAACAACAAGAGTTTCTCGGTAGCTGTCGTATTTTTCTTTGAAGCCATTTTCGTTGAACTCTTTTTTATTAATTTTAATAAGATCGTAAAACAAGAAGTCTCCATCTCTCACAGTCTTTTTGGTATCCAAGAACAACAAACATTTGTTGTTTGCTTGTAGAACTTCGTGTGATATATGATTAATATCATCATGAGATAAAAAGCCTTTATTATAATCAGATACAATCACTACATCATATTTTGAAAAGTTAATTTCTTTTAATGATCGACTATATATGTATTGGTCTGTGTCAACACGAACCAGTAATTGATTAGAAGCCTCGTCTACAAGGCGCTCTTTATAACCTTGGGTAATATTTGAAAACAATGTAAAGCTGCTATAGTTGTCGCCGCGATCTTTTGCGATAGCCTTAAGATTTGTATAAACGTTGCCAGCCATTCCCCAATGATACTCTTCTCTCTTTGGGCAAAAAACAGGAACAGGGGCTTCTGGACAAATTCGCTCAACCGAACCATAAACGAATTTATCTTGACAAGTTTCGCCAATTACTAAAACATTCATTTTTGTGAGTCGCCTTTTTCAATTCTATAAGAATCTTCATTAAAATGCTGTGTGCTAATTTCAAAAACAGTGCCTTTGCCATCTTCTCCTTTGATACAGGTCAATTTGTGGGGAACGCTTGGCTCTAAATGAATAGTATCACCAGCATGAAGAGTGGATTTTTGTCGTTCAGCAGATTCAAGGTCAAAATATTCCATTTCAAATGTGCCTTGAGTAATCACCCAAGTTTCTTCTTTCTTAATGTGGTAGTGCATAGAAAAAGAAGCACCTTCATTAAACTCCAAAATTTTACCACAATACTGCGGAATATTCACAACCCAAAGCTCGCGACCCCAAGCTTTATTGTGTTGCTGTAATTTACCGAAAATTGGTTTCTTGGCCATACCAATTATAATTACAAAAACTAAAAAAGTCCACTTTTAGGTGGACTTTTTAAGTTGATTAAAGTTTGATAGTTTTTGGACTGATTTCTTCTAGTTCTTCGCAGATAGAAAAAATTTCAGATGAATTCATGTCCTTGGCGTTGTTGCGTAACAAAGATAATTGTTTTTGGAAATAAACAAATTCTTGATCTTGCATGATAAATTTTTTTGTTTTATTATCATAAATAGATTCTTCAAACACTTCGTAGATCATAGGATCAATTTGTTGTTCGATAGGACAGTAATTTGTATTGCCCACAACATAGCGAAAGATATCTTCGCGGCGAATTTTTTTCAAAGAGAAAATGTCGTTTGTCATTGTGGTGAAATATTACGACACCTTGAAGCAAATGTCAAATACAAGATTCAACTAATTTCGCCTCTGCTTCTCGGCGCTTTAACAAGCCTTCCAATCCTTTGTTGGCCCATAAGCGTTTCATTAAGCGTATTTCTTCTGCTATGCCCTCATAGTCTTTTTGTGGCACTAAAGCGCGAATGCGGCGCATTTCTTCCCTTCTGGAACCTTTCATGGATGCACCACGATTAAAAACAATAGAAACTAACGCTCCAAAAGCATCGGGATGTAATTCCTCGGATTTTGGAAATGCCTTTAACGTATAGTCAACAAATTTGATAAGCGTAGTTTCTTCAAACACCTTGAGTGCTGCATCCCAAGAAATAACAATATCTTTTACTCTATCCACATAACTTTCCGCGCTTTTGCCCTTGATGCCAACGACACTAAGCAAACGCTCCATATCGCTATCAGAAATAAATTCGCCCCAATCTTTTTTAACTGTTGCTTTGGAATTGTATCCTAAATCATAACCAATGCCGATTGTGACTCCGCTGGCTGCTTTTGGCCAAGTTGGGCGTTTGAGAAATTTGTTATAATAAGCCTGATCTCCAATTTCATATTTAATGATTAGGTCTATAGATTTTTGAGATAATGAATATATGTCCTTTTTCATATCTTTTGAACCAAAGATTTTACCCAACCATGAAAATAAGCTCATTTTTTCACAAATTTTTCAGGATTTTTTTCAAACTTTTTAGCTAAAGCGACTATACCATTAATCACTTCTGGACTAATAACACCGATAATACCATAACAAATAGCTTTTGAAAAATCAGAAAATGGAGCGCCACTTAAAACAAACCAAGCGATTCCGCTGAAAATTGCAGCACTAAGAATGCGCTTAAACATCATCAATAAAGAATGCTTTCTTGGGTCGATCATAATTCTAGCGGCCATGCCTAATGCGCCAACAATCGGCACAAACCAACCACCCTCTAAACAGAATTCGCGAAATATTGTTTTAAAATCCATTGTGTAATTTCTTACACTTAGATCGAATAAAATTATTAAATTTATTTGATATATTCTTCGACATCTGTCCAATCTATCTCTCCAACCGCATCAATTAATTTTTTGTTATTGGCTTTCGTCCTATATTGATAGTGTTTTTTTAATTCTTTGGGCATTGGAATCGTTTCAATCGTAGCATTGTATTTTTTTCCAATAATTTGTGCAATTTCTAAAAATGAAGTGGTTGAGCCTGTGCCAATATTAAATATTCCGCTGGCATCAGAATGTAATAGACGATAATGAGCTTCGCACACATCATCCACACATATGAAGTCTCTACTCATTTTTTCACTATTTTTAAATACTTTAATTGTGCCGTTTTGCTTGGCTTGTTGAGTAAATTGATGAACAGGGCTTGCTTGTTTGCCTTTATGTTCTTCATTTTTGCCATATACATTGAAATATCGTAGACCTTGATATGGGTGCTTTTTATTCAAAAGCCAACAATCAAACATGTATTTACTGAATCCATAAGGATTCAAAGGAGAACAAAACTGATCTTCATCAAATGTTGTGCTGTTTCCATAAACGCTGGCGCTGCTTGCGTATTGAAATTTTACATTGTTTGCAGAACAAAGCTCGTATACGATACGGGAAAACTCAAAATTTTGTTCAATGATTTTTTGTATATCGGTTTCTGTGGTAGAAGAATTAGCTCCTAAGTGAATCACAGCGTCCAAACCATTAAAGTTTGAATTTAAATTACCACCGTTTTTAATATCGTAACCCTCTACCTCTACACCACGCTTGAACAAAAATTGACATAGGTTTTTGCCAATAAAGCCTTCACTTCCAGTAACTAAAACTCTCATATCTTATAATGAGATGTTTTGCAAGAAAAATCAAATTAATCTTCTTTTTCGAACTTCATTCCCTGAAGTCCTTCAATTTTTTGATCAGCTTCTTCTTTTGTGACACCGATATTTTTTAAATCCAAGCGAGCTACAGCGAAATCCAACTCTGTAAAATTATGATAACCCTGTCCTTCGTTTTCAAACTCATATTCCAATTCGCCCTCTGCTATATCGCGGTCAGCAGAACGATAAGACTTACCAACGTTTCTGCCTTGGTGCATGTAAATGAATTTATTAACACGCGCAAATGCCCATTGCATATTGCTTTTGCTTGCACAATAAACCCAATCCGTTATAGCTTGACCCCTATTAAAAACTGTTTCAAGCTGTTCTGGGTTTATTTTTTTGTCAAACTTTTGATTGTGAAGATTAGCTTTTGAGATCAAAAGTTGAGAAACGCGATCTTTCAGACTAAGCTCTTCTAGCTTTTCTGGAGGATATGCTTCAAAAAATTTTCTTGCTTCTAACGAAAAATCAACGTCCATACACCTTTGCTTACACTTATTTTAAATTCAGGTCTTTATATGCTTGCGTTTTTTCTTCTTCAGACATAGATTTTAATTCTTGTGAAAGCTTATCTGCTGCAACATTTGAAACAATCTGAACCGCTTCTTTGAAAGAAATATCCTCCATAACCCTTTGATGAAAAGCCTCAAGTAGTTGTTTTTCTTGATCTTCTGTTAAGTTATCTGCCATTTTTGAGTATTCTGTTATTTTTTCTTGATTTGCGAGCAATTTTTTGATTGCGGCGATTTTTCTGTTTACGCTTCTTTAATTGCTCGTCAAGAATGACTGAGCGTTTTTGAACAGCAATCAATCTCTTGATTTGCTTAGGGCTGAGTTGAAGTTTTGGCTTTTCTTCGTTATTTTTATCAGTATCTTCCATTATGTCCTGTCTTTGCTGATGTAAATTCGAAGGTCTGCTTCTTTAGAGCCTTCTTGTTTGTATGAATTACGGAAAATAACAATTCTCTGTGTCTTTCCATCAACTGTGACAGTGCCAGAATAAAAGGCTTTGTCGTCTTGACCATTGCGCCACAATGATCCACATTCTCTTTCTTTCCAATCTTCTTTTGACATATTATTTATTTTATTTGTATCTTAGTTGCTCTATCATTCTATTCTTGTATGGTGCAGCCATACGAGTATAGTATTTCTTGAATGTTCGGTAGGTTTTACGCTGAATTGCATTAGCGTTTTCCTTATCATACATCAGAGCTTTTCTGATTTTCTTTGCAGTTCTGCCGTTCATAAAATTAATGGTCGGGGGCCGAAGCCCCCGACTTAGATGAATTAGCCGTTAAGAGTAACAGCCTGAATGCTGGTCTTAGCAAGCTTGCGCTCATAACCACCGTTACGGTCATACACAGTGATGTAAGCTGGACTCTCGGAGACGAACTGAGAGTTGATTGCTTCACCTTGAGTAGTGTAGAGGCCGAAGAATCGACCACGGGACTGACGGATGGCATTAAGAGCCGACCTTTGTTTGTTGTTTAGTTGCTTCATGCCTTATATTATATATTTTTCAATCAAAAGTCAAGAGTTTTTCGAGATTAATTGTGGTTTTTCCGTCTAAAATTGCGGTAGCCACGCGCTTTTTAATTTTGTTCTCAAATTCTTTGTTCAGAGCCTGAATTGCATTATCTTCACGATCAACCTTATCAACAAAGTTTTTAATTAATTTAAAATCATAAACCAATTTGATATCATTAATGGCAAACTTCTTGTTCATCTGGTTGAGTTTGCTCCACAGCACTCGGCGCAAGTCTCTTTTAGTTAATTGACTAAAAAATATATTGCTGGTAAAATACTTGGAGAGGTCTGGAGAAATCTTTGGGCGAGGCACTTCTTTGCTGCCACTGAAGCCCATGCTTTTCTCTTCAAGAGTATCTCCAGTAAGAAAGAACTTGCAATTAGAAAAATCCGCAATCTCTCCAGAGTTCATATGAATTTTGCCTTCTTTGAAAATCTCGGTAAACAGAGAATGAGTTGATGGATTCATTTTGTGGAAATCATCAATAATGATGATACTGTTCGGTTCCATCAAAACCTTTTCGCACAAAGATGTGTTGTTATTAAACTGCGGGACAATTTTATAATTAGCATAGTGATCTGAAAAATGAACACCATTATAGTATAGGACGGTTGCGCCGCTCATTTCAAGCGACTCTTTCAAAAGCTTCACAAACATTGTTTTGCCACTGTATTTGAATCCGTTGACGCAAAAAATAGGCATACCACCTTCGGAATTGTCAAAACCCAAATTAGAAAGCTTTAACTCTTCTTCTAGTTTTTTGATTTCTGGTTTATTGCCGACAAAGTTTTCTTTAACGTGCTGGAAGAATCCTTGCACGACTGTTTGTTTGTTTAGAAGGTTCTCTTTTTTATCGAAAAAATCTTTTAGTTCTTCTAAGGTAACATCTGCTGGAGAGTCTTGTTTATCTACAACCCAATCCAAAAATTTAGATTCAAACTCAACAAACAACTGCGATACATCTTCTCCGTTTGGTGTTTCAATAAGTTGGTTTTTGAGATTCTTTACATCACCATCCATGTTCCAGAATTTTACTTTAGCTTGTGCGCCGCAATGGTCGATCACATCCACAGCTTTATCTGGATAGCATTTGTTAGGCATAAAGCGTTCACAATATTCAATAACATTATCAAGAAATTCTTTTGAATATTTGACATGGTGAAAATCCTCATAAAACTCTACAAGAGAAGGAAGGATTTTATTCATTTGGAACTTGGATGGTTCACGCACAGTAACTCGCTCAAAACGGCGATCTAATGCGCTATCCTTCTTGATTGTGTTTGTATACTCGTTTATAGTAGTTGCGCCAATACAGCTAATTGTGCCTCGCGCAAGTTCTGGTTTAAGTATATTGGATGCCTCCAGTGAATTTTCTTGTGTTCCTCCTGCGCCCACCAAAGTGTGAACCTCGTCAATAAATAGAATAAGGTTTTCATACTTTTTTGTTTCGTTGACAAAATTTTCTAAACGTTCCTCAAACTGTCCACGGTATTGCGTTCCAGCAACCATGCTCGAAAGACTTAATGAATAAATTACTTTGTCAGATAGTAATTCGGGAGCTTTGCCATTCACAATGGAAGAAGCTAGTCCTTCAACGATGCTTGTCTTGCCGCAACCCGCAGGGCCAACCAAAATAGCATTTGGTTTTTTCTTTCTGCACAGGATAGTTGCCAATTCTTCAATTTTCCCGTCAAAATCAATCACTTTGTCAAAATCACCTTTCATTGCCTTAAGATTTAGGTTTTCGGCAAATTGAGAAAGAATCTTGTTGTCGTTAAACATGTCAAGAGTTTGAGAAGTTTTTTCTTCTTCTTTTTGATATTCTTGTATGTCGTCAAATGGATTAAGAGAAAACAATTCATGGTCTTCGTCTTTGAGGTAGGCCGTAGTTTTGTAGATTAAGTCGTCTGCAAGTTCATTGTGGCTTCCATCCTCAAAGAATAAATTTTTAATAGTTGGTGTGGCAAATCTTTCGTCAAAAAGATTGATAAAGATTATCTCTGGTGCAACATAATCTAATTCAAAAGTTTCAAAGGCAATTTCTTCACAAGCCTCAAAAAACTTTTTGAGTTTTGGAGTAAATGTTATTTTGCCGTTGTAATCCTTATGTTTCTTTTTGCGACTAAGCCTTTTGAAAGAATCAAAAGAAAGCTGATTTAAAATATCTGTATTTTCAATAATAGTAACACAGCCAAGATTGAAATTAGCAAAGAAAACTGCGGCAAACAATTCTACATCAACGCTCTTAAACTGCAACTCCTTTGCTGCGTTAATGCTTTTGCGAAAAATTCCTTGAGTTTTTTGTAGATATTTATCAATTTCCATGTTTTTTAAGATCGCCTAGTTTCATAAGAACAGAAGAGTTAATAATTTTTACAGATTCTGCAAACGATGTATTGTTGTCGCTTCTTCTGCCGAAAATCACAACTATATCCTCCTTCTTTAATGGACTCTTTTTATTATCTTCAAGAAATTCTGTTAAATTTTCTGAATTACGATTATCCATGAGAAGGAATTTGTGATCACTGGTGTTGTCACTACCAAAGATCATCATATACTTATTACCATTTCTTGAAGTCCTTGTAAAGCAATCTTTTACCTGAAACACGGCCTTGAAGCTTGAATTGGCAGACAGATTGTTTGCGTCCTTAAGGCTAGTGAGTGTTCCATACTGATCTGTAAAGCAATCAGTGAGATCAAAAGAATAGCTATAGCCAAGCAATGAATTTTCATACCACCAATATGTAAACTTATGATGCTTTTTATTTTCATTATAAATACTGCGGTATTGATTAAATTTATTTTTGAAAGTTGTGAACCTGCTAGGCTTCATTATTGGTCTGCCATCGTCTGCAAGAACTTGTTTTTCAACCGCATCTGCAATCGAATCAAGAATATCAAAATTATATTTCTCGCCAATCTTTTCAAAATTACGTTTTTCGCGATCTGTAAGAATGTTAAATGCTTGAGCTTCAAGAACCAAGCGAATACGATTATCTGTATTGCTGTCCATTGTGCCAGCCTGAATCAAGGCAGCAAGCACAGAGATGTTTATGCCGCACTCTTTGGCCGCTGTGAAGGCGTGATACTTATTTTCGAATGAGTGACCACGGAAAGCAACTAAGCTCTCTAGAGCCTTCATAGAGATTCCCTTGATGCTATTGAGGCCGTAACGAATGTTGTTTCCTTCAATTTGGAAATTCAGCCCAGACTTAAACAAGTCGGGTGGAAGAAGTTTGATTCCAAAATCCGACAACTCCTGATTCACAGAAGAAATTGTTTGTAGCGGGTCTGGTTCAAACTCTGCTGCTTCCAGAACGCTCAAAAAGAATTCTTGTGGGTGTTTGTATTTAAGATAAACAGTTTTAGCCGCCAGAGTTGCATAAGCGAAACTGTGAGACTTATTGAACGAGTAGTTTGCCGCAGCTTCAAGAGCAGTCCAGAAGAAGTCTGCTACTCGTTGTTCCATACCTTTCTCTTCGGCGGCTTTGTAAATCTTTTCTTTCCAAGGTTGCATTTTATCAACCAGCTTCTTACCCACAATACGGCGAACATCATCAGCATCTTGAAGTGAGAAACCGAATACTTGAGAAATACATTGCATCAGAGTTTCCTGATACAAGAAAACATTCTTACTTTCTCTAAGCAGTTCGTCCATTACTGGATGAATGCCAAGTTCTTCGGGCGCGGTTTTTTGACGAATATAATCTCCAACAAACTGTAAGCTTGACGGACGAGCAAGAGCTACAACGTCAGAGAGTTCATTCAAGTCCATTGGTTTAACGTCCTGACAAACTTGGAAGTTTGTGTCAGCAGAAATCTGGAAAAGACCCATTGGGTGATTGAAGTCCTGCAAGATTCTGTAAATTTCATTGTCATTGGGATCAATATCCTCAAGGGATTTACCAATTTTCTGACATGTCTTGTGTGCAATTGTCAAAGTGCGTAGACCAAGAATATCAAACTTGACCATCAAATCAGCAACATCATGCATGTTGTAACCAGTAACAAGGTCGCCGTCTTTGGTGCGTTGCAGAGGAACGACATTTTCAATCTCCTGACTGCAAATTGCAATTCCTGATGGGTGAACACCTGTGTTTTTGATCAGGTCTTCAATGGCGATTGCATATTCAATTGTTGTTTTATGTTTGGAACACCATTCATCAAACTTTTCACTTTCTTCTCTTGCTTTTTTAAGTGACAAAACTTTACCATGCAATTTTGGAATTAAATCGCTAACATGCTTTGCTTCTTCTTCACTAGCTTCGTCAAAATATTTAGTCGCTTCGCGTATACAAAGTTTTGAGCTAAATGTATTAAAAGTCAAAATCTTTGCTGTTCGACCTGCATGAGTTTTTTCAATATACTCAATTACCTTACTACGCTTTTCGTAAGAAATATCATTATCAATATCTGGCAGCACACTACCAACAAGAAACTCTTTGCCGTTTTTGTCTGTAACTTTACGCGCACGACTCTTGGAAACAAATCGTTCGAAGAACAGGCCGTGAGGAATTGGATCAATGTCTGTTACACCAAGAAGATAAAGCACAAGTGAACCCGCCGCACTACCACGACCACCGCCAACTGGAATGTCGTTGTCGTGACAGAAATTGATTACGTCCCAATTGAGTAAGATATAGTCGATAAAACCAAGTTCATCCAATGTAGTAAGCTCAAACTTTACGCGGTCAATGTATTCTTGATTCTTTTCGAGGCCGCGCTTCAGCATACCTTGATAGCAAAGCTTACGCACAATTTCATAATTCGAACTATTGTTTTTGAGTCCGAGTTTATCAAGCGTCTTCTTATCAACAGGAGTTTGAGGTAACTCAACACCCGCTGGTTCACAATCATCGTATGTTGTAAAATCTTTAAACATTATAAATCCAACGCTTTCTTCAATTTCAAAAATACTTGAAAACACATCTTCGTGTCATACAAACTATTGTGCAACATTTTTTCATCAAAGTCAATATCAAACAGTTTCAACAACTGCAACTGACTCACGCTTTTGCTTCGACTTCCTTTTTCGTGCATAAGCTTGTATTGCCATCCTAAGAAGTCGGCCTTGGGTTTGCGAATGTCCTCGCGGTATGCCTTGCCCAAAGCCCTTGTGTCGTAAATACGATCCAAATAGCTATAATCTGGAGTCTCGCCCAATAGCTTTTGCATGATTGCCACCATGTAAACGTCAAAACCTAGCAAATTTTGACCAACCACAATATATTCTGGATTAAGAAGAAACTTTTTCAACTCACCCCAAACTTTTTTCAATGATTGTTTTTCTCTGTTGTATTTATTTTGATTAAATCCTGTAAGCTTCTTGATCATGTCTGATAATTGCAAGTCTGGATAATCGACATACAAATCATGTTCAGAAATGATATTGTTGCCTTGTGTTTCTACCCAAGATACCTGCCAAGGTCGAGAATAACAAAGATTTAATCCTTCTGTTTCTACATCAAAAATGATGTATTTCTGATCGTGTTTAAGCTTTTTCATGATATTCTTTCCAGCTTTCCCAACAAAATTCTTGAGAGCAAAAATGGTTTAGGTTTGGGTTTCCAAAATTTGGCGTTTTGCCTTGTGATCTATCGCACACGGCGCGAAGCATTTGAAACGCTTTGAAATCATCTCTGTTTTCATGGCAAATGGTTTTAACCAAACAGGTATTCTTGACTTTCATTTTTTCAAGTGCGCGTTTGATTTGAAAATCAAATGGATGGAGATTATCTTCTATCATGTAGAAGTGATCGACACCATCCAAGTCTATATCGCTCATGCCGAAATGAAAAACGTTATTATAAATAAATGAATCATAAAATGGAACACCGACTCTGATATTGTTAAGTGTTGTCTTAACTTCAGAGAAGTTCAATATATTTTCTTTTATTGTGTATGTCTTGGTATAAAGGTTTTTTATTTCTTTGATACCATCGTTATTTTTGGCAAAAAATGCAAGCTTGCTCGTCTTTTCTTCAAAGCTATCCAATACTACTGGAAGTTTAATTCCGAAAACAAGCTTAATGTTTGCCTCCAAGCATTTCTGATTCAGTTCTCTGAAACCATAAAAGCTATCTTCCAAGACACACAATTCTTCCAAATTGCTTTCTTTAGCAAGCTCTACAATTTTATCTATTTTAAGTAGAGACTTGCCAACGCTATATTGCGATTTAAAAAGTGGAATCATCTACTTCATGATATCCATTATTAAAAAAATGTCAACAACTAATTACAAAAGCTCACCTTGTTCTGGTTGCTTATTTTTTTTCTTTTTTAAAATAGAGAAGTCTACCAATGGAAGTTTGTGATGCACCCATTTATCTTCAAAAATAAATACATCAAGGCCGTCAATAGTCCAGCCATGCTTCTTTAACAGGCCAGCGTAGAAACTCATTTGAAGAGCGTATTTTGTCAGCTTGTTTGCTGGCATATGATCGAATGGCGGCAATGGTTTATTATGAGATTCAATTGCGGTAGCATTGATATTTACCTTGTAGTCCTGAATACGCGCAATCTTTTTCTTAGAGTCGATAATACAAAGTCTGTCAACCAACCCACCCCAACCAGTAGCCGAATCTGTAATCAAAGCTTCTGCAACAATTTCTTCTGCGCCATAATCTTTGTCGAGCTTGTTGGTAATACGGCGCAAGGCTTTGATTGTTTGCTTAAGGAATGGGTGTTTTGGCATGGCGTAATTTTCCGCGCCGCCTTTTCCTGATTTCTTTCGAGCATCAGTAATACGCTTTCCAGCTTTTTCAAAATTAATGTAATGTTCCAGTGCTGCGTGAATCACGGTTCCGAAGTTCGCCGCAAGCATTCCGTTAGAGTTCCACATTTCTTGAATTTCGTCTGCTGAAACATCCCAATACCTAGAACATTGTTGAGAAATTTTATCAGCATCAAAAGGTTTAAAGAACCTCTTGATAAACGTAGTGCCACCTTGCAAAACTTTATATTCGCCGTTTTCACAGCGCATATTATAAATATGTTGTGTGTCATTAAAATCTACAATGACCTCTGGTTCAGAGAATGAACGCTTGGTAATAATAACATCAGTTGGAGAGTGGGTTTGCTTTGGAATTTTAAAACAAACATCAACACCTACAAGCTGACAACCTTCTTCATATTCTGGACTAATTTTTCCATCTTTCTCATACCATGCTTGTTCTACATTTGCAACAATAGTCTCAATGTGTTCATGACACCAAGACTGAATAATAAAAGCAACGCCTTCTTTTTTGCGCGGAACATAACCCAACTTTAAGCCCTTGTATTCTAAACGAATAGCTTTGTTGTCATAATTATTTTCTGGCTCAACACACAATTTAATTGGTGTGCCTTCTTTAATTTTTTCGTATTTTAATTCTGGATTGCTTTCAAGTGCGAAAGAAATTCCAGCAATACCTGCTGTGACCTTATTCATAATGGAATCTATAAAGTTTTTTGAATTTATTTAAGCTTGCAGTAAATGACTTATTGCCGCTTTTTTGTTTTTGCAGATATTGTTTGTTCATGTTTTCTGCAATTGAAATTATAGATTCACAAGAATCTTTATGATTAAAGGATTCACAACGCTCCTTGTATGATCTTATTTCATCAGCATTCATTTTTCCAAAATCATTTTCATGTGGAGGCACAAAAAAGATTTTGTCAAAATCTATAACATCTAATAATTTAAAAATAGATTTGATAGAACCTTCGAATCCAGCGTTTCTTTCGCTTTCAAAGTCGTTGTTAAATGAAATATAAATACGTTTTAGGTTTAGAACAGAAAGTCGAGAAATAAATTTGGGTGACAAGCTAACTCCAAAAGCAACCAGTGTGTTGTGAATGCCTTGTTCATATAAAGAAAGGCAATCACCAATAGATTCAACAATATGAACAGATTGATTTTTGTCGATACTTGTTGGTATAGATTCATTCAGGTAGAATGGATAAAACCAATTATTCTTTTTTCCAAGGTGAATCCATTTTGGGCCATCAAAATCTGCGGCCTTGCGCCCAGAAAAGCCGTGAATTCTTCCGTCCTGTCTTACGATAGGGAAAACAAAACGCCGATACATTTTTCCAGAAGTGGCTAATCCACTTTTAAAAATTTTTAAAGTATCTTCAGAAATGTTACTATTGATTTTTTGATATAAATCGTATTGTGGTAGTAATTTTTCCAGACAAGATATTGAGTAGCTTTTTTCTTCGCTCAAAAGATTTTTTTTCTGTTGGTATTCTTGGTTAATTACACTTTTGGCATTTTTTAAAAAATTCCTGACTTCAATAGAGTCGCCAGAACCAATTGTTTTTTCTACTAATGCTTCAATTGGAAGATACATGGTATCTTCAACAAAGTCTTTCCAGACTCCGCTATCTTTGTAAATCTGAATAGCCTGTGGATTGTCGCCGCCTCTGTAAACCGCATTTGTTTGCCAGTAAGCGCCACAATCTTTTAGCTTATATCCAAGATTTTCTAATATGTCTTTAAAGTTGTTCATCGCGTCTCAAAATATCTGGCAATTCCGTATCCTCTTCTGGGGTAGTTGAATTGGGTTCTATCACAATTCCATTGCGAAAGTTTGCGATATCTTGTAAATCACCGCATTCTTCTACAGAGAAATTCTTAATGCGAAGATTGATGAAGTTGCGCTTTTTAGAGCCATCTGGCATAGATACAGGATTAATATGACGAAGAGCATCTCGGCCCAAATGTCTAGCCTTTAAGTTGATCAGCTTGTGTGTTCCAAAGTCTTCTCCTTCATCGGCAATTTCATCTACAACTTTTTGCCTCAACAAGAAAAGCCAAGAACAAAAGTGAGTAATTGCATCAGAAAGAGAAACCACGCTTTCGTCATCGACAATATTTTCCACGCCTCGGTTGGTTGTGATGCCAAGTCTATTTGATTGAACAGATGTTAGCATTGAGACACAAGGCTTTCCATCAAAGCATAGATCGCGATGAATGGTTTGCTTAAATTTATGAACAAGATAAGCAACCTGCGCCCAACCATCATTTTTGCCCATGTTGGCAAAATCAGTTTTGATATAATCGAAGCTAAAGATCATTTCATTGCCGCGACCAATTTTAGAATAATAAATTCTTTTTAATTGAGAACACATTTCATCTGCATCCATTCCAGCCACATTAATGTAATATAGCTTCATGCCATTGCCTTCCTTAATTTTCTTGAAGGTGTTTCTGACTCTTGCCACCACTTCTTCGGCGCTTAAATCGTTGTATCCTGTGTTTCTCCATTTGCCTGTTTCAAGCAACCACATTGGAATACCGCTCATAGCAGAGCATTGGCGCATAACAAGTTCTTCTTCGCTCATTTCACCATTGTCGAAATGCACAACTGGCACATTGTTTGCCGCTCCTGTGCGTGTGCAATAATCTAAAGCATAGCTTGTTTTACCTTGGCCTGATCTAGCAACAATAACAGCAATGTTGCCAGCCCTCAAAATCGGCCCATAAATTTCATTCATGCGCTTATGCGGCCCTAACAGACCAAAACTTTCTTGAGGATTATTGCCACGATCTTCAATCAGGTCTTCCATGATTTCAAAAAGATCAACTGGCCCAGAATCACCACATTCGAAGTTTTTCAAGTCTTCGTTATATAGTTTGTCTGCCGAATCAATGATTTCTTGATAGCTTAAAGTTGGGTCTGCTTTTTTAACAAACTTGGCAGTCTTTGAGCATGAATTGTAAATTGTGCGACAAGCTGTGACTTTCTTTAATTCTTTTACGCAGCTAATGAATACTTCTTCTGAAATTTTGAAGTAAGCTAAAGAGTGTATGAATTCAGAAATTTCAATATTATCTGGAAAGCTAACGTTTAGTGCGTTAAGCTTTTCGATAAGAATCGTATCATCAATAGCTTCTCCTTTATTCAAAGAAGAGCGGATAAGCTTGAAAATTGAAATATGAACTTTCGAATCTTCGCTATAAAAGTCTTTTTCGTTGATAATAGTGGCTATTTCTTCCCACTTATGCTGGTGCTGAAGCAATCCACTTAGCACTTTTTTTTCTAGTTCAAAGGAATGAATCATTCTAAGTGTTGTTGGTTATATAGGTCAATAGTTCTTTGCAATGCTACGTTTACGCATTGGTTTGATGTTCTTGTTGTCATGGCGGGTTCGCCTCGATCATTAATGAAAAACAAAAAGTATCCTTGATTCGATCCATCTTGTGATCCTGTTGCATCATATAATTTTGACAATAATGATGCTGGAATCTTTAGTTCGTCTTCTGGTTCAATCATATCGCTCCTAGTTCTTTAAGTAAGTCTATTGATATTGAATCTGATTGCAAGACTCTAATCATTGTAATGTCGTTTTTTTCGCAGAAAACTTCTTTTTCGTTGTCTCGACAAAGCTGTTTTAAATAATTTTGTCTAGAACCTGCGTGAAAATGTTTGTTGTATTGATAATGCTGCGCCCCATCAACTTCTAATGCAATTTTTTTCGATGCATTATAAAAATCAATTGTCATGCGTGTTCCAACTACTGGAAGTTCTTCGAAAACAACATCAGAAAACCAAAAGGGATATAATAAATCTTTTACTTCTTTTTGCAGTTTACTACGACAACCTGCGTCCCAATTAATTTTATATTTATGAGGACTTGATAGTTTCTTTTTTGCGCCAAAAGAATTGTAGAAGATCATGCGCTTAGAATATTCTTTTCAACAAACTTGCGAAGATGTTTGGTAAGCTTTTCGTCTTCTTCAAGAATAGTATAAATTTTATTCATGCCTTGAATCTTGTCAGGAAACTCAAAACCACCTTCGTTAATGTATTCAGCAAGCTCTGGCTCAGTAGCAAACCATGAACCACTCTTTGAAAAGAATCCCCAAGAAAGTAAAAGGTCTACAATCTCGCGTTCGATCCAAACGCTTTTGCCGCCCTGTCTACCATATTTTACTGGATAGCGAATCAGGCGACCAGTGGTTTCATTGTCGGACTTGCGAATGCGAGCTTTTACATAATGACCGATTGCCTTGTTTGTATCGCTCATTTGTTGATCTGGTTTTTCTAAAATTTTGTCTTTTGCAAACTGTCTCTCAAACTCTAATACCCAATTTGGGTAATGAGAAAGAGCATTGGCTCCTGATGCACTTGTTGTGCTGTTTGGATCAAGGCTTTCATATTGGCCTTTGATGGTTGCTCTGACTTGTGAAATCATAATGCAAAGATGGCCAAACTTACCCATGCCCAAACTTACTCTGCGAAGAAAGTCTGAAGAAAGTAGTGCGCCGCCAGCTACTTTGTTTGCTTCGCTAGTGCTTTTTTCGGCATCGTCTTTCGGCAAAAGACTGTCCATGCTATCAATAATGATGCAGAACCTTGTTTTGCTTGGATTATTTTTAAGGATGCCGCGAATAAAATCAAATACAAAATCATAAATATGAGATTGAAGAACAAGACAGGTTCCATCTTCCCATTCTTCCGCTAGGTAAACAAAATTAACACCAGAACGCTCTCTCATTTTTTTGCCAAGTCTTCCTTCTGCTTGAACATAAAGGCCGCGAGAGCCTTTGTGGTCAGAAAGCATTTCATGCATAATCTGCAAAGCCTCGCTGGTTTTGCCGCATTCGTTGCCACCAGTAAAACGAAGTAGTCCTGAAAGGAAACCTCCACCAATTTCTGAATCCATGATCATAGAACCACTGGAAACAAAATCATCCTCTTCGACTGATTCCTCGAAATTAAGGTGATGTTGTTTATTGGATTTCATTAAACCAGCCGCAAAGTCACGCACATCTGGTTGCTTTTTTTCTACATTATCTGTTGTTTTAGTTTTTGCGCTCATTTAAAAATTCTCTTAATGATCTAATTTTTGGTTTCACTATATCTTCTCCGATTTTCTCGTTTCCTTCCACAAATTCTTCGTGGTTTTTCGGGTTATATTGAAACTCTTTATGTTTTTTGATTAAATAATCTCGACCATCTTTTGATCGAAAATATTTAATACTTCCATTCAGTTTGAAGGGTGGTTTTACTTTCAATAGAAAGTCAATATCATTGTCAAACCACTCAAAAACTTTAGTCACAACCATCATATCCAAGCGGATATCATCAGACTTACCGCCATCAAGCATTCGCTTAATAAATTCTTTTCTTTCTTTAACGAAAGGTTTTGGTTGCTTTTTAATTTTAGAAGCTTGAAACACTTCCCCACAGTTCTGACAACTGGACGCTCTTGCGCCAATCAAGTCTTTACATTTGGGGCATTCTTTCTTACCTCTAGGCATATCCTTGGAATATACCTAATTTTGAATCATTAGTCAAGTGATTTTTGAACAGTGGTAAATACAACCCCTACAATAAAAGCTACTGCAATAAGACCAAAAATAGTTTCTTTTTGTGTGATCTTAACTTTAGTGCTTGTTTCGACCTTCATTATTTTAAAAGTATTGCTGTTGCGCCAGATGCTGCGATAGCAGAACCAGCGGCAGCGGCTTTATTGGCGAACGCCTTGCCTTGCGCTTCTGTAGCCGAAGAATGATCAACCGAAAAAGCACTCCAAACAATAGAGCCGTCTGCATTTTGACGATATTCTACTTGTTCCATATTTCCATAAAACTTTGCGATTGCTTTTCCATCTTGGTAAAAAGCGGTTTTTGCACAAGAGCAAAACAAGACGGACATTAAAGTTAATGTTATTTTTTTCATTTTAAATCATTTTCTACCATTTTACGCACTAAGCTAAGAAAGTCTGTTTCTGGTTTCCAACCTAGTTCTTCACGAATCTTTGTTGAGTCGCCAAGAAGTAGCTCTACTTCTGCTGGTCTGTGGAAGTCGGGGTTGATTTTAACAAGCACGATATCTTCGTGTTTGTAAACTTCGTTTAAGCCGCTTCCTTCCCACCTGCATTTTTCAGCACCAAATCCAGCAAAGGAAAACGCGGCTTCGACAAATTCGCGAATAGTGTGGGTTTCGTTTGATGAAAGAATATATTCTTTTGGTTCTGGTTGGTTGACCATGAGCCAGACACCCTTCACAAAGTCTTCTGCATCACTCCAATCTCGTTTTGCATCTAGGTTGCCTAGTTCAAGAGGTTTAAAGCTTCCTGTTTTATACTCTTTGAAGATACGGGCTACATTTTTTGTGATCTTTCTGGTGACAAATTCTTCGCCACGGCGAACTCCTTCGTGGTTGAAAAGCCAACCCTGAATTGCAAAAAGATTATAACTTTCGCGATAAACCTTCACTAAGTGTCTTGCTGCACACTTAGACGCTCCATACGGACTGCGTGGGCGCAGAGGATGCGTTTCGTCCTGTGGTGTGGCAACTACATCGCCAAACTCTTCGGACGTTCCTGCGTTGTAGTAACGGCAATTGGGGGCGTATTTACGAATAGCTTCAAGCTGATGTAACACAGCCATTGTATTTGCTTCCATTACTTGCGCTGGCATCTTCCAGCTAACGCCAACAAAAGAATTAGCGGCAAAATTAATAAAATAATCTGGTTGTTCGTCTTGAATCACCCTATCTGTGTTTTGCGGGTCTGTAATATCAAGATCAATAAGTTTAAATCTTGGGTTGCCAATTAAGTGATCAATGTTTTGATGATTTTTAACGCTAAGTCGGCGCACACCGCCAATAATTGTGTGTTCGGTATTTTTGAGAAGATAGTCGGCCATAAGTGAGCCATCTTGACCAGTAACGCCTGTAATAATTATCTTTTTCATTCAAATATATATTTGGTATTTAACATTAACAATGTTTTCTTACTCTGATAGTATTTTTATTTTTTTTCAGCTATAACGTAAAAAGCATTATTCAAATCGTAACTGCTCACAAAAATGTTTTTCATTCCAAATTCTTCAAGGCATTCTTTTATAAGTTCGCCATCCAGACTATGAATATGTTTTTTGTTATAAAATGGCCTCCAATATTTTTGTGTTTTGTGAGGTAAATACAAAAATAAATTACCGCCTTCTTTTAAATGATCAATCCAATATTCCAAAGCTGAAACCCAATTATCTAAATGTTCTAAGCAGTGACTGCTAAATATATAATCCACCTTTTCTTTCGGCAAATTCATTGCGCTCCATTCGTCATCTAGAGAAATATCTATTCCAATAGCTCCATCTAGCTTCCATTCTTCTTTAGAAAATCCAATATCATAACCAATACCCTTGCATATGTGTTTGGCAAAAGGAAATGCGAACTGAGAAGCAAAACCTTGAGACTGAAAATAAGGATAATTTTCTTCTTTAAATTTAATTACTTCAATCATATTTCAATTTTATTATATTGGCAAGTCGTATCAATATCAATTTCAATTGCCTTTTTTATGATTTTATCTCAATTTAATCAAGGATTAAGTGTTCGCTATTTTTAGAAGATAGTCTAATCATTTTTCTTTTTCCATTTCAGGTTTTGTTCTTACTCTGATAGTATTTTCTTTTTCTTGAGTGCTACGATTCCGTGAAGTTCCTCTACGATATCATAAAAATCCAAAACATATTCCCTATATCTTGGTCTACTCCAATCGTGGATGAATACAATAGAATTATCATTAATAATATCCAATGCTCGTTCCGCGCAGAATTTTCTTGCTCGGCCATCAACCAAGACAAAATCAAAAATCTGTCCTTTGAAACTATCTACTGCGTTAACATAATCAAGGAAGTCCTCTTTGGGTGTGTCGTTATCGGATCGTGGTTTGTTGTTAGGAATAATATAATATTCAACCTTTTCTCCAACGAGAGGTTGGATTAAATTAGCCCAATCTTGAAAGTGTTCGATACTCACATAGCGAGAACAAAACTTCTCGAAAAAAATAGTTGAGCCGCCAGACCCCCACTCAAAGAATGACTTTGGTGTTGGCTTAATATAAGAAAGAATAAATTCAATTTCTTCTTTTTCCATTTCAGGTGTTGTTCTTGCTTTCATAGTATTATTAATTATCAAATATTAGACCCTTTTCATTTACGTTAATCCAATCTAAATTTATGATTTGGTTGAATTGATCTTTTTCGCTGCTGGTTTTAATTCGTGCTTGATGTGGTTGCCAAGTTGTAGCAATATCTGCTGGTTTAACGCCAATTGATTTATGAACAAAAAAAGCATTTAATCCAAATACTTGTCCTATATAATCGTAGCCAAGTTTATTTGCAATTCGAATTGTAGCTTTTAAAGAGCCGTTGCAAAACCATGTGTTAGGAGCTTTGCCGCGATCAAAATCTGGTCGATATGGAACAGTTAAAGAAATATCTGGGCCAAGCGATGCATTATACTCAATGCAAATAACTCTTGGCTGAATTACTGAAACAGAATCCAAAAGATGTAAATCAACACCATCAACATCAATTGAAAGAAAATCAATTTCTCCTTCAAATCTTGAACCAATTAATTGATTAATGTTATCCTTGGTGACAAAATCATTTAAAAATTTTATTTTTTGGTTGTCGTAAATGTTTGATGAATTGTTGAAACATGGGTCAATAAATAATCCGTCAAAGCCATATTGTAATGCTAATGAACAAGAGTTATTTTCTTTTGGCCAAGCCCCAATTTCAACAAAGGTTTTATTATTGACTCCAATCTTTTGAAAAATTTTTTCAACAAAAATATGTTCGCCGTTTTGAGATTTAATTTTCATCATTTAAAATGTTTTTCTATAGTATTGATCAAACTTTGTTCTATTTGTTGTTCAATCTCTTGGTTTTTAAAATTCATCATAAAATTTTTACCGTTTTGAGCGATATCTTTGCACTTTTGGTCGTTATTCATGCACCAATACAATACTCCATTAAAGTCTGAAAAGTTTCTCTTAACAGGAATGTAGTGAACATATGGTTTTAGAAGGTGTTCGCAAAGCCAAGAATGAAATCTTGGTTGTGGCATAATTGGAACTGAGTTCGAAGCAAGAATCCAATTGAGACTGCTTGACTTGTCATTACCATCAATTACTGGCAAATATTTGTGTTTAAGAAATTCATTTACTCCACAAAATCCTTTCAACCATTCTGGTTTGTATAGAGGTTTATGAGTCTTGATGTTTTGAGAATAATCTGAAAAAGCTACATCGTGAACACCGAAATACTTTTGCACAAAATTAATACGCTCATTAAAATGCATGTTATGTCCTGTATCCGCGCCTCTCCAAAATACGGTGTTACTTTTGTCTTCCCATTTGATATCGTGAGAAGTAGTGTTTATCACCCAATGGCGTTTTTTATTAAGGTTTGCAATAACGCCTGTAGACTGTTTATTAAATGTATCTCTTGTCTTTACTAGAACTGGATAATTTTCGCCCACATATGGCTTATCTCCGCAACAAAACCAAAGGCTTTTATTTTTAGATAGATTGTGATAACGAATGATATCCTCATTATAATTAAGACGAGAAGGTATTTCCTTGTCAATCTTGAAAGGATGATCAAAGGGTAAAAAATGAATGTTTGGAGGTTCTTGATTAGTCCACGGCTGACCAAGATAAAATCTTATTCTTTCAGAGGCATATATTTTCATTTTAATTTCACTAGCTTTTGAAGGTTAATTCAAAATGTTTTTTAATATTGTGATATTCGGTATTACAAGAAAAGCGTTTGAAATCAAATTCATCATTGTCTAATCTAGTTTTTTGTTTTTTGATCTGCGAGAGTAGTTCTTCATTAATCAACAATTCTTGAATGCAAATATTGAAGTCACCCAAGTTATCGGAAACACCGCCATTATTTACAGGAAGAGTTAGAACTGGAATTTTGCGAAAAATTGATTCTAGGGTGACAACATTAAAACTTTCATTCAACAATGTGAATTGACATAAGGCAATAGCTTTTGAAAAAACAACATCTTTATCTTGATCTTTAAGGTCTACTTTAAACTTAAAATTATGTATCTGATCATCTAGCCAGCGTAATTTTTCTTCTATTTTATCTGAGTGGTTACGATCACCATGATGACGACCACCATAAGCAACAAAATTATAATTTGGGTTGTTGACTGCCATTTGAATAAATTGTTCTAGACCTTTGGCTTGCCAACCCCAACCCAAGTTTGCACACCACAAAAAATATTCTGGATCAAAATCAAAACATTGAAACTCGTCAGAATTAAATCCATGTGGTGCAACAAATGCCTTATCATTATCAACAAAGTCTTTACATAATGCAAAATGAGAAGAAGAAAGAAAACGTGCAGAAACATTATCTGAGGTAAAAATTTGCTCACTAGGATAATCATGGCCAGAGCAGTAAGTATTGCAAGTTTGGATATTTAGTCTATCTAATTTGCGACAAATTTCATTATCTAAATTATAACCCAAGATAAATTCTGATGGATTAATTTTGTCAACATCATCATAGCAATAAACATTATTTAGTTTGCCACTATCTAGCAAATATTTGTAAAATGCTTGTAGCCTTTTTTGGACTCCACCAGCAATTGGTGGATTCGTTATCCAGTTTTTATCGCGATGCAACAAAGATAATTTCATTGTAGCATTATATAAAATAACTGTAAAAAAATCAAACAAAAACCCCCAGCCCAATCGGACTAGGGGAAAATGAATATACTATATATGAAAAAAAATAGATTTTAAAATTTATCCTTCACATGAAGCGCAGGTTAGGATAGATCTAGCGAGTTCTTGACTTGGGTTTGCGCTTCGCTGATAGTAAAAACTTTTAACTCCTTGCTCCCAACCAAAAATCAAAAGGGAATTGATTTCTTTTGGAGAGGTTTTGGGTGGAATCATAAGATTCAAAGATTGCCCTTGATCAATATATTTCTGACGTTGCGCTGCTTGAATCACAATCTCTTTTTGAGAGATTTCGCCAAATGTTTTGAATACATCTT